TTGACGGTAGTCAGTCATACTTTCGTAATACTGGTCCATTTTCCTGCTCTGAGCAGCGTGAAAGATATCAAATCTCAATTCATAAGGGTTCTTGCTTCGCATTTTAATCCTCCTGTGTTTGTAATGCGTCTTCGTTATCTTCGGCTGGTTTATAGATTACATGCTCATCCATAACGTCAAAGATAACTTGTCTAAACTCTGGGTCTTGAAGTTTCTCAACCCATTGCTTTCCTTGAAACTTAAACTCTCTTCCTTCTTTCGAGGTCAGAGTGTACCAAGCTCCTCCGGTTTTTAGCCTTTCAGAGCCTTTGATGGCATCAAGCCAACTTTCCTCGTCTTGAATTCCAACTTGTTGACCCCAAAGCAACTTAAAGTTGCAAGTCCTTCCAGCGGAACCAAAACGAGACTTTTCAAGTTTGACTTTCACTTCAGAACCAATCCTAACACCATTGGAATCCAAAATGTAAGCCGCCTTTGCTTTTCTGGCGGTAAGCCAGATTCTCAAAGAATAAGTGTAATGAGCAGCTTTACCTCCCGGTGTGAAATAAGGAGTAGTCAAAGCTTCTGCAATATTACTGGTGATATTCGTTTTAAGCTGATTAACAATCAAGAAAGTTGATTGTGTGTTCGCCAAAGGAATTGTCACCTTCGAGAAGGCTTTGGAAAGAATCCTAGCTTTCATTGCCATAGAAGATTGAGGGTTGAAGTCACCTTCAACATCTTTCTCCGCAGGAGTGTGTGCTAGGGAATCCCAAATAAACAGCCATTTCTCTTCATCTGCCAAAAGAGTTTCGATCATTTCGAACACTTTTTCAACAGACGCTGCTTGAACATAAAGCAAGTCATCAACATTGCAACCTGCTTTTGCCAAGAAAGTTGGGTCAATTGCCGACTCAGCGTCAAAATAAGCAACTCTAATGCCCATCTTTTGTGCGTTACCAGCAATTTGTGCAGCCATGAAGCTTTTCCCACTAGCTTCAAGTCCTGCAATCTCCGTGATTTTACCAACAGGGATACCAGCCAATTGGCCTCTGCAAATAATAGAGTCCAACCAACGTGAGCCGGTTGCAATCCACTCTTTGACTTCTGTTGGATTTTCTTCATTAAGGTTGTGTGCTACCGTCATACCTACCTTTTTGTTCAGCAGCTTGCGGTACACGTCCATGTCTACTTTACCAGCATTCATTTATCAACCTCCGAGAAGTTCGTTGAAAGCCTTTCCAACTTTATCGTCAACATTGGAAGAGTATTTTTCTACATCTTCCTTGTCATCGCCAGCAAGGTATTTGTCAAGAAGTGCTTGAACATCTTGCGTGGTTTTTCTTTCGAAAAGACCATCAAAGTCCGGAATGTTTTCCAGAAGTTTAGCACATTCCTCATCACCATCTTCGCATGCTTTCGAAGCTCGACGCTTCGGAGTAAGAACGGTAGAGGGGAACATTGCTCCCGGTGCTTTACCATAGGCAAGAACCAAGTCGGTCCCAGTGTTAGTATCGGTAATATCACCGTAGTCGGGGTTCAAAACCAATTGCAGAAGTTGCTCATAAACAGTCTTGGAGTAACCCCAAATCTTCACACCTTCATCTTCTTTTCCTCGAACGAGGACAGGCGAGAAGAACCTTTGCTTTGGAAACAGCTTTTTAGCCATTTCAATAGACTCCGGAGTGCCTTCGCGATAAAGTTCGGAAGCAAAGTCCAAAACGGGACTTTCATCACCAAAGTTACGCTTCGGACAAAGAGTGGGTGCTTTGTCCAATCCGTAGTAGAACCAAAACTCTTTGAACGGATCGCCATCCGAAGTAGGAAGAATACGGATCACTTGTTCTCCGTCTTCCGGCTTCCAGAAAAGATTGTCTTTACCGCCTCCTTTGTTTTTCAGACGGTTGTACTTTTCTTTCATCTTTTTCATGTCAATAGCCATTGTCATTTCTCCTTTGTGTTGTTGACAGCCTTTGAGCTTGTGTAATATCATACCAAAACGAATTCAAAAAGTCAAGAACTTTTTTCAAATTATTTCAAATTCAAAGTTCCAGACATATGATAAGAAACCAATTCACCAATCAAAGTGTTATGATTGATCACTCTGTACCCTTTATTTTCCATATCCCAAACCAACTCCATTCCTTCCTGAAGCTTTGCTTTCTTTCCACCTTTTCCTTCCGGAAGAGCTTCTTTTGGAATCTCGTCCAACCTTACAAATTGCATATTTCGAATTGTTCCGTCTTTCTTTTTGAAAGTGCCATGGTATACATTAAACTTCATCTTTTTCTCCTAGTTTTGTGCCTTGATGAAAGTGTGTTCTTTTCACTACCAAACCAAAATTATAACCAGATTCATTCGGATAAATCTTATAACAAAAATTCTTCTTTTCTTTAAAGTTTCCCTTGATCAGAGGGATCAGATTAACATCTTCTTCCAAGCGCTTTTTATCGATGGACATATAATACCAGAACTCATTTTGATTGTCAAGCAAAAAATAATCATTTTCAGAATTATTTTCAAAATCATATGATCCAATCGACAAGATCCTATTTCTCTCCATTGAAGAAAACTTCGTTGCTGTAATCGGCTTTGCATTCTCAAAGTAATTCAGCATATGAATTGAGTAGCTGATTACGTCGTTGATTTTATCAAACTTATTCATAAATGTCAAGCCTGAAATTGAACTTTCTAATTTCTCGTTTGAAATTAAGACGATATCTTTGAACATACCAGACCTTGCATAGTCTTGCAAGGCATTGAAAATCAATTTATGCTGCAAAGAATACTGATCGTAAAGTTGATCTTCTTCCGGAATGATCAGGATCACTCTAATCTTTGTTTCTTTGAATTGCTCCAAGATCCTCAAAGAGGCCCCAGCAGTTGTGCCGGAAGTTGAAACAAAAAAAAGAGTTTCAGAATGTTTTGGGCAAACTTGAACATTGAAATGATCTTCATATTCCTTGTGTGATCCTCTTTCTTCGATCAGAAAGCCCCCTTCCCTTTTTTCTGTATCGAAAAGATAAAGATCGTATTGAGGATATTGTCTAAACTTTTCTGCAATATTGCAACCACAATTGCCCAAACCAATCACATTCATTCTTTTTCTTCCTTGCAAAGTTTTTTATGCCATTCCAAAACAGCAGCTTTTGGATCTTCGGAATTGTAAATGCTCCTTCCTAGAATAGGATAATCCGTGAATAAGTTTTCTTCACAACCTTGTGCTCCAAATCCCGGAGAATAGATGATCTTATCTTCTCCCAAGATATTTGAAACTTTGTTGTAAAATTCGTGTTTACTAGGAGGAAGCACAAACCTTTTCACTCCAAACTCTGCTGCTTGCTTGTAAATCTTCAAAGAATCTTCATCAGAAAAAAAGCCCCCTTCTTCTTTTGAAAACCCTTGATGAGTCATTTTGCCGCCAACAATCGTTTTAATGTTTCTTTTTCTCAACTCTTTCAACCAAAAATCCAAAGAGTCAGGGCCGGCAAAAGGAAACAAGATCGCTTCATCAACGCCTGCCATCTTCATCGCAGAAGCAAAGTTCATTCCCATTTGTGGGATGTCGTTTCCTGCTTTTTGATGATCGTAGATCACCTTTTTATTTGGTGCTCTAAACTTTACTTCATTCACGCAGCGAATCAAACCAAATGTAAAAACAAGATGAAATCCAATCTTATAACCATAAACCTCTTCCATATCCCCTGTTTGCTTCATAATCTTGACCGCTTTTTGCATAGGGCAGTCTAGAGAGATAATAATCTTTTTCATATATTCATTTCCTTCATTTGTCCGAAGTTTCTTCCTCCGGCAATATTTGTTTTGAATTTCCCAAACCTTGTTTCTTCAAACCTTCCAAGTATGCTTTTGATAATCTCCATATCTTCCAAGTCGAAATCAATAACCAAAGAATCGTGAATAGTAAAAGCCACATTAGATCTCCTCCCTTCCAGCATTTTGTCAACTTTCATTGCTTGCTCCAAGAAAAGATCAGAAGTTGTAGATTGAATAAGATAATTTAAAGCGTGATGATCATCTGCTTCTATTTTCCTTCCAAATGGAGTTGTTATTATACCATCTTTATACCATCTTTGCAAGATCTTTTTTCTGTTGAAGATCTTTTCCAAAGCTTTGTTTTCTTTTTCAGGGTTGTAAAACCAAGCAAATGTTTTTTGTTTTGACTTTTCTCTAGTGTATTTGCCTTCGAACACTTCCTCAGCAATCCAAGAGTGAAGATCTCCTTCCGGCTGTTCTTGTTCGGCCAAAGCCAAGAACGTTCTTAGTTCAGCAGCGTTGAAATCCAACTCCACGAAACAAGCCCTATGAGGCTCAACAAGCCCCCTCAATTCCTTTTTGAG